CCCATGGTATCAAAAAATTCATTCTGTTTTGTTTCTCTCCATGCAGTAATTTCATCATCAACTGCTCGTTCTGCACGAAGCATAGGTTCCATCAATTTTGCTGATCTCCCGACTCTGGCAAAATTACCAATTGCCCCTGCAACTGGAATTCCAGACGCCAGTGACAATTTTGACATTTCATCATCGCCTTGTGCCTTATACAGGGCTGCATCTGCAACGTCAGCAATCTCCCCGATTCCGGGAACCATTCCAGCAGCAGCCAGTCCAGAGTGATATGTCTCTGGATCGATTACAAGAGATTTTCCGTATTGCTTTGCAAATTCCAATGGATCTGCTGCGATTCCACCAGCAACATCTTTGACATAATTTGAGATTGGATCGTTTGGAGTACCAATATTATAACCTTTATCCTTCAATGCCTGTCGTTCTCTTTGACGAGCTCTGAATTCAACTCCATCTTCTACGATGAATGTTCTAAATTTTTTCATATAAATATTTATCCATGCAAGGTTCTATAGTGAAGATTCCTTTTTATGCTTTCTTGGTTGCAGTTATGCTGCCTTACTTTGGGGCAGTGGTGGCAGAGATATTGATATGGTGGAAGAAACGTAACATTTACAGATAACGGGCATTAGCTCAGCTTGGTAGAGCGCTTGCTTTGGGAGCAAGATGCCGTTGGTTCAAATCCAGCATGCCCGATTCTTGACAACCGTGATATAAAGACTATAATAAGCATATGAAAACCCTGATGAACAAACTCGCAATTCCTTTTCTCGTCCTCCTCATCATCAACATGATTGGTTACGCATATCACTTCAACTACGAAGGTTGCGTGGTTGGTAGTGTTGTAGGAATGATTGTTGGTTTCCTCGCTAGCGAAGTGCGCGCCAAGTTTGATTAAAATGCCCGGAAGCAAAAAAGAAAAACGCGGTCAAGTTCACAAGAGGTTCAAGGAAGCCAATTATGGTCAACTTGAAACCCAACAAGACATTGATCGTATGTATCCAAAACCGAAGCATTATCGCATGATGCCCCCGCACCTCAAGGAACTCATGATGAAGGATCCACGCACCATGAGCAGATCGGAGGCATTGAATATGCAGGCAATCAGCGAGCACTACAAGGCTCTATACGAAGAGCAAAGGCGCAAGAGTCGAGAAGATCACGAGAAGAAACATGGCAAGAAGTAGATCATTGCGCAGGGGAAAGGTATTCAAGGACTTCAAGGATCGAAGAGAATACAGAGATCCACAGAAGCCCGAGGATTTTCCTGATCCTCCGCATTATTCCATAATGCCAGAGAAAGTTCGGGAATCCATGAAGCAGGACATGAATTCCTTGACAAGAGCAGAAATTGATGTATTATTGAAACTTAGCAATGATTATCTCAAAGAGTATAATAAAAAATAAATATTTAACACTTGGGCCCATAGATTAATTGGCTAAATCGCCAGACTTTCAATCTGGAGAGTCGCGGGTTCGATTCCCCGTGGGCTCACTTTAAAGAGACCAGTATTTTGGATAGCAAAGATGAATAGTATTGAAAACAGACTGAGAGAAACACACAATAAATGGAAACACGCAAATGAGGAAGTTTCTGACGTTTGCCGTGATGCTGCCGAAGAACTGCGTGTCATGCGCATTCAACTGGATGCCGCAAACAAAGAACTTGAAATCTACCGAGAACTGAACAAGCCAAAGTTCATTCCCAACAATGTTAATTTGCCCATTGGATGGGGCAAAGGCAAAGACGAATAATGGATACGAGGAACTTGATTGACCACTACAAGTATTGGAGAGACGACGCAATTCGTGCAGACTTGGACGACAAGCGTTTTAATTATTCAGTTGTCTGTTGCAATATTGGGAATGATTTTAATATTGCAACCATTATTCGCAACGCTAATGCGTTCTTGGCGAAAGAAGTCGTAATCTATGGAAAGAAGAAATACGATAGGCGTGGCACTGTGGGAACGCATCACTACACCAATTTCCATCATGTACGTGATATTGATTCTCTATCCAATTTTTTTGTCAATGTCACTAATGAGTGTGTTGCTGGGGGGCAAAGAATCAGAATCATCGGAATAGACAATGTTACTGAATCTAAAGATGTGAACGCGTATGAGTTTGATCCCGGTACACATTACATAATGGTATTCGGGCAGGAGCAAATCGGCATTCCTTCGGACGTGCTAAGTATGTGTGATGATGTTCTTTATATTCCCCAGTATGGATCGGTTCGCAGCATCAATGTCGGAACTGCCTCTGGAATAATAATGAACAATTATTGCAGCAAGATATCCTCCTTCGTGGTGTAACGGTAACACGGGAGACTTTGGATCTCTCTTTCTAGGTTCGAATCCTAGCGAAGGAATTATGACGGACAAGATAATTGGTTGGAGCATCATAGGAACAATATTTGCGCTAGGCATAGGAATACTTGTCTACGGCATTTACTGCATTATAGAAGATTGGAACGAAAAATGAAAAGTGTTAAACCTATTGGAAAATGGATAATCGCAAAGTCTTTGATCGGTGGACAAAAGACATCAGAAGCTGGAATCATATATCAGGAAAAATCAAGATATAAAGTTATTCCTGCCAAAGTTGTTGCTGTTGGTAATAAAATTACCGAGGACATTAAGGTCGGAGACACAATTCTCTGGGACCTAAGCAAGATAAAAGATGGATATAACGGAGACCACATTGTTCATCAAGACTGGATAGAGGCAGTAATAAGAGAATAATCTTTTTTAAGGAGTCTCTGGTATCACTGCATAATTTGGTGGTGTTGATATGGGTGAGCCATGGATATGTTTATCTGATTTGTTTTAGTAAAAAGAAACAACCCCGAACATCTCGGGGTTGTTGGTCGTAAGATACGATCTAAAGGATATTTAAATTAACCATATGAGAATGCAACTGTTTCAATTGTTGTATTATTATCGCTTACATTTTTTAATGTAATTGTACCAGTAGTCCCCAATGGAATTGGATTAGGCAACTGTGCTCCTATTTTTAATGTTTGTCCAGTGGAAATCGTGAATGGTGTACTATAATTTTGACCTGCCGCTCCATTTATTGAATATAAAACATTCTGGAAAGTAGTTCCCGGATCGTCATATGCAACAGTTATAGAAACTTGAATTGATGCCGCAACAGTTATTGTTATTGCACTTCCATTTGCAAGCAATGATTGCGGTCCGGTTGTGGATGCCCATCTTGTAACTCCTGCAACTGCACCCATTCCAGTTAAGTTTCCAAGATCCCCAGAAATTGTTGCAGGTATCAATGCTATTCCAGACGATGCTTCACCACCTCCAATTGTATCATAATCAAACATAAACATGTCGTTGAACGACATGTTGTTCATGACCATTCCATTGTTTACGTTTTCCCATAGTTCCATCAGATCATTCCATCTGAATGGTCCCATGTGTGTCATGCGGATCTTTGAATCGAAGCCGCCGGTATCAAGCTGCTCGTTCATTGCCGCAAAAAATGTTTTCATCGTATTTCGTTCTGACATATTTTTCTCTTAGTTATCAGTCAACGCCCATACCACCGGCACGCATTACCTTTTCAACAGCTGCACTATTTGCAGCAGCAATTTTGTGGTAAGGGTGATTTAAGAATGCATCTTGTGCTGCTATTAATGCTGCATTATTATTTGGAATTTGTCTTCTATTCATTGCCGTGCGCATGTTATAGTACTTATCTCTCAAAGCTTCGTATTCTTGAGCATCTGACATTGTGGCAATTTTTGGTTCACCAGGCTTATCATCGCCATCATTAAATTGTCCAACAACACCGCCATTTTCTTCATTCATGATTCTTGGAAATCCACCATAAAATAAATTTCCATCAGTGACAGTGTAACCTTCATTCACCATCTTTTTCTTTTTCATCTCTTGGCCAATCTTCTCTCTTCTGGCCTTTATGTAATTGTCACTCTTTGTGTTTTTCTTTCCATCATTATCAACATCTGCATCCTCTTGACCAACAGGATCGAGCTTGCCTTTTTTCTTGCTCTTTAATTTTTGAATTTTTTTCTTTATTATTTTTTCTAAAAGATAAATTTCTTCATTTAATTTTTC